GCAACTCCCCCGACAAGAAAAGCAAAAGTGTTCAAAATACCTTTTATTACAAATCCAACTATTTTGATTATTCCGTTAAAGACATTTTCAAAAACCTCTCTTAGGGTGTTATTACTCTCCATTAGACTTACAAAACCGTCAATTACAAATTTAATCCCTTTAATAATCGCAATATTGACCGTCAAAACTGTGTCTAAAATCCCCTCAAATACCGCAACAAAAACTTCAACCAAGAATCCTAAAACTTTTACCAAGACATTAAACACTTGAATAAGAATTGCCACCGCCGTCAGTATCCCCGAAAACACTTTAATAACAATTTTAATAACAAAGTTAAATACCTTTTCAACTACTTTTCTAAAATCTTCATTTGTAATCATGAGGTAAGTAAACGCTGCTACTAAGGCGATAATTGCGGCGATAACTAAAGCAATTGGATTGAGCCCAAGTACAGCGTTGAAAAGGAACATTGCCGCGGCGCTCAACTTTGTAGCGGTTCGAAGAAGTCCCATTACAAATGTAAAAGCCGCGGTAATTGCAGTCGTAGTAATTACCACCGTTTTGTAGGTTCCAATTGCAATGGCTGTGAGAGCAAAGGCAATTCCAACTTTTTTTACAGTCTCAATATTTCTTTGAAAAAAACCAATTATGGTTCGTACCACTCCAGCCAAAATGTTGATTGCTTTAGCAAGAACGGCGACTCCGACGACACTAGCAATTGCCAAAGCCTTGCCAATTGCTATAACAATCGGCAGAAGTGGTTTGAAGGCTGTAAAAAGATTGACTAAAGCGCTTCGTACTTGAGTTGAAGTTAGCGCCAAAACAACCATCATCACAGGAAATACTTTTAATGCTCCCATAAATTTACCAAGGATAGGAAGATTTGAAAGAAGCCCCCGTCCAGCAAAGGCGGCTAGTCCAGCCGTTACGGATGCTAATACAGGCAAAAGCATTTCAAATTTCTCGGCTAAACCTTTGGCATCAGGAATAATTTTTTTAATGCTACTTCTTGCATCATCAGCAGTTTTACTGATAACACTTAACCCTTTAATGAAATCTGTTATTTTTTTAACAACATTAACAACTGGCTCAATAAGTTTAGTAAAGACCATTTCCAAAGCATCAAAAACGGCTTTGAATGTCTCGTTTGTTTCAACTGCCTTTGTAAAGGCTTTTTCAAGGTCATAAACCGCTAAAATTATGGGACCGAAAGCATTGATAAGAACATTTCCCATAGCAACTTGTAACTCATTATGGAGTCGTGCAAATGAGCGCAAAGTTTTTCCTGGTGATTTCATCGCGGCTTCATAAGTTCCAAAGACTTTGACGCCCTCGCGTATCACGCCTTCCATAACAGCCTGTTGTTTTTGTTGCGCCGATAGTGACTTTGTAGACACCCCAATGCTTCGAGCAAACTTCTCGTACATTGCGCCAGCAGATTCTTGAATACCGACTGATTTTAGAACTTCGCTTCGACCAGTTATGACTGCATGGGTTAGTTTGTTAAAAGTATCAGTAGAGTTCTCACCGCTAATGATTGCTAAGTCCTGAGCAATACGGGCAATATCAGATGCTTTGCCAAGTTCAAGATTATTTTGTGCAAATTTTAAGACAGATTTTTGGGCAATTTCCATCTCAATACCCATGCCTTTAACTTCTTTGGCTTCATTGACAAGGGCTTCCTCACCCTTGCCTGTTGATTTACCAATTGCGGCTAAAGCGTAATTCAACTCATCAACACGCGCCGCGGCAGTAAAGGATTTAACACCAAAGGCAATAAGAGAGGCACCAACTGTTCCAGCGACAACTCCTGCCGCGACCATGGTGGAATTTAAGCGAGAAGATGATTTTTGAAATCCCTCAACAGATTGAGATGCTTGAGCAAAACCGCGAGTAAAATTGGCAGTTTCAGCGGAGAGGCGAGCGCGGACTTCCATTGTTGGTGCATCTGCCATTATCGCCTCCTAACTTTAGCCTTCTTCTCTTCTGATTCGCGTTCAACTGCTCTTACATTGTAAAGAGCGCTCCACTCAGTAAGTTCCATACTAGATAGGGGGCGGTGTGCTGGACTCCCGTAAAGAAGTTCAGCCACCGTCCTACCTAATTTTTCTGCAAGTTCAAAGTGAAACCTATGCTCAGGATTCTTGAGGAAATCGTTCCCCTGCTTTTTCAACCGCCACTTCGGTCATACCTGAATATCCAAGAGCCTTAGTTGCAAGTCTTTCAATAACAGTTCCGCTCTTTGAAAGAATTGCTTCCTTGTCTTGGAAAGTAAATACAGGTAAACCAGTTTCAGGGTCGTACACACTTGCAATAACTGTAAGGGCATACATAAGACCAACATCAGTTTTACCTGATGTTGCACTAGCCGACTCACCAAGTTTGGCGCGTTCAGCCGCGGTCATTGAACGAAGTTCTACCGTTACATTCCATTCAGGAACTTCGACAAGTTCCTTGGTGATGTCATCGGCACTAAAGATTTGGTCTTTTAGACTCATTTTATTCTCCTTGGGACACTAGGTTGGTCACGATTTATTAAGTTGTTTTAATTATTAAAATGTGGAGCGTGTTACCGCGCCAGTTACCTGTAACTCAGATGAAAATGTAACTACATCTCCAACTGCGCCACTTTTTTCGTATGAAGTCATGATCGCTTCACCCGTGTACTTTACCTGACCTGTTGTTGAGCCTTCGGGACCGTACTCGAATGAAAGTGTTGCAGATTGTCCAAGGACTGTTGCAAGGTGAGCGTCTACTGTTGCATCAAAGTTTCCTGAGACTGAAACTGTAGAATCGCTTAATCCTACAATGTAGGTCTTTGCGCTTGCGCCAAATGCTGTGGTTTCAGCAGTCTCTACGCTACGAGGAAATGAAACATCCGTAAGTGATGTACTGATGTCTGTAAGTGTTCCCGCGGCGTTGTCTACCTTGAACGATGTTGATTTACCGTGTCTAAATGTTGGCATTTTACCTCCTAGTAAAAACCACTACGGGTGTAGCGGAGCCTGTTGAACCTGCGACTGTGTATGCCACCCGTAGGTATCGGTTTACTGTTGTTCCCGTTGCCACTAAAACTCTTTCAGAAGTTTTTTGGGTGCTGGTAACTGTTGTAAATGAAGCCAAGTCAGCAAAAGTAGAGTTATCCGCTGAGTGCTGAACCTTGACTGCGATTGTTCCGTTTCGTGTATTTGTTGGAACGCTAATGAAGGCAACTCCGCCATTTGTGCTGGCAATAGTGTTATCTACTGAAGTGCCATTTCCTGTGACTGTTACGACTGCCCCTGATGACAGGATGACTCCGTTATCAACTCCGTCGTTGCTTTGGAATTCGGCGCTGGCTTGGACAATATCGCCAATTGCGCCCGAAACCTCATAAGAGGTTCCATCGGCTTGCATAGCAACTGCTCGGTTTCCGTTGGCATGACCTTCGGGGGCAACAATTACTTTTTGATTAGTTGTCGAACCGAGGTTGGCATCAAAGAACTCATCTGTTCCAACGGCGGCACTTCCTTCAAACATACCGCTGAGTGAAATCGTTCCATCTTTCAGACCGACAATGTAGGTTTTTGCTTCAGTTCCAAAAGCACTTGTTTCGGCAGTTTCAACTGAGTTAGTAGAAGTTTCATCGTTGAAATATGTTGAAAAATCAAATTCGTTTACAAAAACATTGACACTTTTACCGTGGCTAAATGTTGGCATTATTTATCCTCATCTGTTTCTTGAGCGTCGGGGGTTGCCTCAACTGCTGGCTCCTTAACTATCGAAGCAAGTATTGGTTCCTCTTTGACGGATTTTGTTGGGTTAGAGGTATCTTCAATAGCCCCTGAATCAAGCAACCACTTAATAGACTGTGGTGGTAGATCACTAACTACGGCACCAATTTCAACGCGCTTATTGGGCGGGTAATCAATGCCCGTTAAAGCCTTGTAACTTCCTGCCATATCGAACTCCTCTGTGACGGTGACATGAAAAATCCAAGTCACCGTTATAGGTCACTTGGACACAGAGAGAAACGATAAAATGGAGGACACTAGGTCACGATAGGTTTATTGTATCAGGGAAGTATTTTGCACCTTGTTAGCAAGGTTGAAAAGACTTCCTTGTATTCATCGGAGCCTTTTACTGTTCCCTTGATTTTGATTTGACCTCCAGTTTCGATATCGGCGTTGCCCGAGGAGAACCACTTGAACTGAGAATTACTGCTAACGAATGTGTAGAGCGTGGTGTATCCATATTGGGTTTCAAAGGTATTTTGACCCGTGCAGGTTACATCCAATTCGACCTTTGTACCTGTTTCAGCGTATTGTTCCTTGCTGAACTGGACTTGTTCTTTCTTGATAATATCCTGAGCGATTTGATTGTTAAAGACTTTCACCAAACTGACCGCGATACCGATAGTGGAATCGGTTTGGTATTCCAACTGGCAGACCGCCCTCAAGTTTTCAGCATACCCGCTATCGCCCTCGAAAACCTTGCCCCATTGAATCAACTCAATAGCCTTCAAAATATCCGCTTCGGTTACATCTTCCCCGACATATTCTTTCCAATCGCTGACATAAGAATTCACGCCATTGATTTTGCCCTGAACGATGTTCCTTGTAGACGACCCGATACCGCCCTTGACATATCCGATTTTTTCAACTGCTTTGATAGCGTGTGCTATCACCGACAAGGTATCAATTCCTGTATTCCCGCCACCGATATAGCCACCGAACTCATTCTCAAAGTCTGATTCAGTAACAAGGGCAGTAGCGTGAAAGTCCCACCCTAAGAAATCCTTTACGCAGGTTGAGCCAACCTGACTCAACTTTCCCTCTTCGCTCCTGATAAAGATAACCTTGTTACGGGTTCTTTCAACTTGGCAATGGTCGCAGTAACCGACCTTTACATCAGAGGATTTAACTTCCTGCCCATAAATGCCCTTAACAATGACCTGATTTTCAATGAATTCTGCTACCGCCACGAACTCATAACCGTTGTATTTAAGGGCTTTGCCCGTGACAACTAAGACTGGGTATTCAAAAGTTACACCGTTGATTATTTCGTAACGGTTTTCAACTCCTACTTGGAAGCCACCGCTTAAACCTTTTTTCTGCCCACGGGAAGCAATCTTCTGCGCCTTGGCAAGAGTCTTATCAACATCAATGGTTGAGATTCTAAACTCCATGATTTCCCCCTCTCGGTGTAATACCAGTATACACTACTGGGGTTTAATAATCAACTCTTCACGCCTAGCGCGTTCTTCTCGAACCATAGCAAGGGTCAGAAAGTAGCCAATTCCATCAACCACGGTATCTAGTTTCGCCCGATTTACTTCTCTTGATAGTTTTGTTCCTACCATACATAGACTCACTTGCTCTGCTGAAATGGGTATACCAAGGATTGCAGACCATATCTGCGCTGTTCTTGTTAAGTTATCAAGAGGGTGTCCATACTCGTCTAGGCGCTCTCCTGAGACGAGTTCAGCGGCATATAGC